AGGCTCCAAGCTCAGGGCCGAGGGCTCCAAGCTCAGGGCCGAGGGCTCCAAGCTCTGGGCCGAAGCGATTATCGCAGCATACGGCGACATCACGCTTGAATGGCGCTGGAACGAGGCCGCGCAGGACGATGACTGCATCCTGGGCAATGGCGAGCATTACGTGGCGCCGGTGAAGGAAACAGCATGAGCGCCCAAGAACAAACTTTGACGGAACGCCGCTTGGCCAAGGCTGCCGCGCCCAGCGCGCTGATCGAGCAGGTGCTTATCAAGGGCGATCTGGCCAACCTCACGCCCGACGAGCGCAATGCCTATTATCTGCGCGTCTGCGAGAGCGCTGGGCTGAACCCGCTCACCAAGCCGCTCGAATACATCAAGCTCAACGGCAAGCTCGTGCTCTACGCGCTGCGCTCCTGCACCGATCAGTTACGGGCAATCCATGGCGTGAGCGTTGTGGACATGGACAACGAAGACCGCGACGGCGTGCACATCGTCACTGTGAAGGTCACGGACAAACACGGGCGCTCGGACATGGCGCGCGGCGCCGTCAGCGTCGGCGGCCTCAAGGGCGAAGCGTTGGCCAATGCGATTATGAAGGCTGAGACGAAGGCCAAGCGCCGCGCGACTCTCTCGATCTGCGGGCTTGGGCTTCTGGACGAAACCGAAGTGGAAACCATTCCGGGCGCAGCCGCCATTGCGCCGGAAGCTGCTGGCGGGGATGCTGACCCGGCAACACCCCCGCCCCGCCAGCAGCAGAAAATCCTGAACCCGGAAACGGGGCGCATGATCGATCCGAACAACGCGCGCAATTCTCGCGCGAAGTGGGAGCGCTTCTGTGAGCGGGTGCGCGGCTTCACCGATCTGGACGAATTGGAAGCGTGGTGGGCGGACGCCTCCACGCAAGCGGCGATCGATCAGATGCCATGGGCGGCAGAAGCGGCAGAGGAATACGAGAAGGCGCAGGAGCGCCTGATAAACGCGGGGCGGCCGTGATCCGCCCACCGATCACCCTCCGCAGCGCGGCCATGATGACGGAAGCTCTAAAGCGAGCTTACTATGAATGGGCGATGAACAATGCGCGAATCCCTACGCGCGAGTCAGACAATGTCATGGAGGGCATAGCGCACGAGTTAGAGAAGGCAGGCTTTGCGTTGGCGCCTAAGGATTGGGATGATCGGCAGTGATCCGCCCGCCCATCCGTCTCAACACGCGCACCGCCCGCCAGTTCGCAGCGTCCTACATTATGGACGCCGCGCCAGAGGGATGCGTGGTCAGCTTTAAGGAAGCAACCCGCTCGCTGGAGCAGAACAATCTGCTCTGGGCGCGGCTGTCTCAGCTATCACGCGATGTGAAATGGGATGGCGAGACGCTGACGCCGAATGAGTGGAAAGACCTGCTGACTGCCTGCCTGCGCAAGCAGAAGGCTGTGCGCGGGATCGAGGGCGGCTTGGTGTTCCTTGGCGCGCGCACGTCGCAAATGAGCAAGGGCGAGATGAATGATCTCCTGACGCTGATGGAAGCGTTCGCGGTCGAGCGCGGCATAGCGTTCCGCGATCAGGTTGAGGCGCTGGAGTATGCGCGGCAGTAGGAGGAGAGAATGGCTAAGCATGAACTGAAAACCATCGCTCGATATTGGGACGCCGTAAATAAGGGCGAAAAGCTTTTCCAGGTCCGAAAAAACGACCGCTTTTTTCAAGCAGGCGACACCGTCGTCCTGCTGAGGCTCCACGACTATGGAAGACCCCATCGGCCCTACTCTGACAAATACGGCAACGAGACAGGGATAGCAGACGCTGCAAGACTAACGTTTCGCGTCGGCCCAATCCTTCAAGGCGGGCAGTTCGGCATTGAGCCTGGGTATTGCGTGTTCTCGTTGCTGCCTGCTGTTCAGGAGACAGAGAGCGATGAGTGACCTAGTGGATAGAGCGGCGAAAACGATGTGCGAGGGAGACGGGTTTCACTGGCTCCCCGAACCGCCGGACGCCGTGTGTATTGATTACCGGGCCACGGCCCGCGCCGTGCTCCTCGCCGCGCTCGATCCTGAGGATAAGGCGCTGGTAGAGCGTGCAGCGCGCGCCTTGGGGCAGTTCTATGTCGGCGGCGACGTGGGCGGCGATCGGGTTGTGTCCGCTTGGTGTGGTGACGCGGAGGCGTTGGCCCGCGCCGCCATCGCCGCGCTCAGAGAGCTAGTGGAGGGAGAGGACGCGCCGCAGTACGAGCGCGCGGCCTTCCGCGCACTATGACATTCTCGAACGGTGCGGCGCCCGCATGGACGACTTCCGCCGCTCTTCCCCTAAAGAAACGGAACGTTCGGAATGACGTACTTCGCCGCGAGCGCCCAGCCGATAGCGCCCCATAGGCCCGCGAAGGTCCAGCGCAAAATGAAGGCTGGCCAGGCGTTGGCGTCGATGTTCAAAGCTGCCATGTGTGTTTACTCCGCTGCTGTGCGAGCGGCCAGCAAGTGGCTCTCGCGGGTTTCGGGTTCGTCGCGAGGCTCGGCATGCTCGCTCTCTTGATCTGGTTCGGCGCTGTCGGCTTGCTCCTGTTCCTGGTGTTCCGCCACAACAGGCGCATCCGCTAGCGGTTCATCGTCTTGGAAGGTAATGTCTTCCAGTTCTTCTGCGGGAGGTTCGGGTTGATCCGTAGAAGGCGCTTCAGCAGAAGATGCATCGGCCTGCTTGTCGCTGGCTGGAAGGCTCTCTTCCATCGTGACCGGGGTTGGCGGCGCATCTACCGTGACAGCTTCGCTGACTTGCTCCGTCGCTGATGCCGCCGTCCGCTCGCCGCCGTCGTACTCGACGCCGGTTTCGTCGGGCGGGATTTCAGGCTTAATGGCAAGCTTCTGCACCTTGCCCTTGCGCTTGCGCCAGTACTCACGCGGCTTAACCTTCACCAGCTCCTCGCCGGTTTCCGCGTCGGTCACAACCTCGCGCGCGGGCCGCATCGGCTGCGGCGCCACGGGCTCTTGATCGCGCAAGTCCTCGATCCGGTGGCTTTCGTCTGCCCATCCGGAGCGCATCACATCGCGGGGATTGAGCCCCTGCATGAGCGCAAGCACCCACCAGGCCCCAAAGATGCCGATCAGCGTGCAGATCACGGCCACGAACGGCGGGCGCCACACTTCGACGTATTGCGCGAACGTGTTCAGCTCGCGGCCAACATTGTCCTCGACGTTTGCCGCACTGGCGGCCTCAGGCGCGGCCGTGGCGCGCTCGATGGTCAGCCGTTCGATATTGGCCCGGCGCTGATCGGCGGCGCGGGCGGCGCCCAAAGCGCGCTCCAGCATCGGCAAGCGCGGATCATTAGTGGCGCGGGCTTGCGCCACGTATGAGCGCTCCCATTCTGCGGCGCCCACATTGGCCGCTTGGTTGAGGTACGGATTGGAATTGTTGAGCGCCAAGCGAAGCTGCTCTTGCTCGAACGCCAGCCGCGCCTCGATGGCCGCGCGGCCCTGCGCCGCCGTCTGCTCGACCACCACCGCCTCGCGCACCTGATCCTGGCGGTTGTAGTTCATCACCACCGTACCGGAGACAATAACCAGGATGTTGGCCAGCAAGCCGCAGAGAATGACCGTCCCGCGCCGCCAGCGGCCAGATCCGCGCATGGCGAACTGCACCGGCAGCCACACCATGGATAGCATGACGATGGGCACGGTCGCGCACACCAGGCCCACCAGCACCGGCCAATGTGCCGAGAAAGCGAAGTTCCAGAGCGCCGACGCGGGCGCCTCCGAGCCGAAGCTTGTCTCATAGTTCCAGTCGATGCGCCCCGTCGCTTCAATGCAGAACAGAAGCGCCCAGTACCATTCGACTATCGCCGCGCAGATCGTCGCGGCGGCCGGAACATGAAGCAGGAAGAAACGACCATGGCCGTGCTCGCTATGGAGCGCTTGCTGCGCCTTCCTGGCTTCTGCCTTCTCCTTCCACTCCCGAAAAAACACCCCTGCTTTCAGCTTTGCGTTCTGAAAAAACTGCATCCATCATCCTAAGAAAAAACGCGCCGCCATGAACGAACCGAACGCGGTCAGCGCGAGCAGCAGCACGCGCTCGAACCCGCCCACGGCGTTCGTCTTTGGCAGAGCGTCTAGCGCGCGGTGCAGAGACAGGGCCATGTGGTCCGCCTCTACAGGCTGCGCAGGGCGAGAACTCACCTTGCTCGATAATTCCTGTAGCGCCTTGGTCATTTCCTCGACGCGCGAGGGCAAGTGCATGAGCGATGCGGAGATGCGCGCCTGTTCCAGCTCGATGGCGTGCAGGCGCGCCCGCATCTCATCGCGGCTGGTGACAAACTCCCTGAACCTGACAGATTGGCCCAAGTCCTCTTCGCTCATGGTTGCTCCGGCGTAGTCGTGGTCAATAGTTGCTCGATGCGGGCGATCGCGGATTCGAGGCGGTCAAACCGCCCCTCGCGGTCGCGGAGAATGGAGAGCGTCGCAATGACCACCCCCATCATGATGACGACAGCCACGAGCGTAAGCCATTCTAGCGCGCGCTCCTGCGGCGAAGGTTTCATTCCTCTTGCTCACGCGCCCAGTCGCGGCAGCGCGCCTGCGTCTCGGCGTTCATGATGCGGGCGTTCCGCTCGGCGTCGCGCTCTCCGAGATAGTGGAGGCCAGCAAGCTCCGCGCGCTCCCGGCGCCTGGCTTCGTATGTGAGCCATGCGGGATAGTTCTGGGCGGTAGGCTGTCCTGCCGGGCGTTCGATCGGATCGGGCATCGGCGGCTCCTCGACGGGCGCCGGCTCCACAGGCCCCACCAGACAGGCGGGCGAAATAACCACCGGCGCAATTACGGGCGCCGGATCATTGCGAAACAGGCTCGTCGTCCCGCAAGCTCCAAGCGGGAGGGTCAGGGCTGTTAGCAAGCACGTTTTGAATCTCACGCTGCCGTCTCCTTTCTGCGGCCGCCGCGCGGGCGGCCCTGGCGCGCTCGCGTTCGAGCGCATCGGCGGTTTCGCTGGCGAGGCGGCGAGCGTCAGCCAAGCCGGCGGCGTATTGTTCCGCCCGTTCTTTCCAGCCGTCGCGCTCTTCAAGCGCTTGGCGCATGTCGCGCCGGGCGTCGGCTAGATCGCCCTTGGCGTTGTTGAGGCGGGCGGTCTGAATCCCGGTCAGCGCCAGCCCCGCCACAATCCAGGTGATCGGGCTGGCGAGGATAGCCATAGCCGGAGAAGCCCCCAGCGGGCCTAGGAAGCGCGCTGGGGCGAACCCGCCGTCCGTGCGCCGCTCCAGCACCGGGGCGGCCATACCCTGCCGGCGGGCCGATATGGCCGCCTGGATGGCGTCCCGCTCCCACTTCTCCTCGCGGGTCAGCCTAGGCTTGCCCAGGAGCACCGTGAGGCGGCTTTCGGCGTCATGCTCGATATCGGACGCCATCCGCATCTGATCCGGGTCGGCGGCGTTGGCCGTCTCCATAAGCGAGAGCGAAACCCGTCGCTCGCGCAGAAGGTCGGCGTGCATGGCCTGCTCGCCCGCGAACCGATACCCCCGAACGCGCGCCCACAATTCCCGCGCACGGACGCGGACGCGCTCAAGCATGGTCAAGGGCTGTCCCCCGGTCGCGGCCCGTCCGGCGACGGACCTAGGGCTGAAGAATCGAAAGGGGGCGGGCCCCCTCCCCGGGCGATCTCGTCGCGCCGCTCAATGTGACGCTGGTTGAAGATCTGCCAGAAGCTGGCCAGCGCCGGCAGCAAGGCCGCGAGGCCCGCCAGGATGGCGCCCAGGCCGCCGCTCATGTCCGGCACCGGCGCCCCGTTCTCGGCCGAGCGCTGGAACGCCAGCACGATGGCTGAGCCCACGCCCACAAAGAACAGGAGCACAAGGCCCACCATGATGACCGCCAGCCACATGACCAGCGGACGCGGCGCGCGGTGCAGCCAGCCTTCGGGGCGCCTCATGGCCAGTCGGCCTCTACCTCGAAGCTCTCGACCTCAGCGCGCGATGCGCCCTCCAGGAACTCGACCTTTGCGTCCCTGGCGCGCTCGATCTCGCTGATCCGGCGCAGCGTCGTCTCATAGCTTTCCAACTCCAGGCGGCGGCCCGGATCGTCCGGCCAGCGGTTCTCGGCCACGCCCATGGCGAAGTTGCGCAGCTCGATCAGAGCCGCCAAATGGTTCGTCGTCCAGAACGGCATCAGCGTGCGGGCGTGGCGGATGACCAGCCCGATGGCCGCCGTGCGCTTCTGTTCGAGATTGTCGCCAAAGATGAACGCGCCCGCCGCTTCGGCATTCGCGGCCTCGATCTCAGCCCCGAGCGAGTAGTCCTCTAGCTCGTTGGCTTCGAGGTAGTCGGCATCGAGAACCACTCCGGGATCATCTCGCCATTCTTCAGCGTGATCGTCTCGCCCCGGCTGTTCACCATCGTCGCTTGCGTCATGCCCCGAGGAAGCGTCAACGTCATGCTCGCCGACGTAAGCGACATTTTCTGGCGCGGCATCATCCGACGCCTGTAGAGTTTCGCCGTGTGTCTCATCCTGCGGAATCCGCTCCGGTTCGGGCGGCGTGTAAACGTCACCCACAAGCGACTCGATGTCCTCTAGGCGCGGGATGGGCTGCGCCGGCGCGCCAGCCAGCCGGCTTGCCATGTCGACCAGCTCATGCGCAGCTTGTATCGGATCGTCAGTGGTCGTGTCCGACATGCGCGTGTGCTTTGAGTGAACGCCGCCCGCGTGAACGCCGCCCATCCACCAGCCGCCGCCCGTCTCCTTGCAGAAGATGCCGCGCATCTCGCCCCGTGGCATAGGCGTAAAGCCGCCCGCCGCCAAAATGGCGGACACCTGATTTTCAATGTCGCTCAAAGCCAGCCTCCAGCGTCTGCTGAGTAATTGTTGCGCGCCACATACTGCCCCGTGTTCGTAACGCCAGCCGCAAAGCGAAAAGGCGTCGCCGTTGCAAACGTGCAATTCGCGGGCGCAATTTTCTTGTTGGCGCGGTTGTTCTGAAGCTCGATGTACGCTTGCACGCTGCCCGATTGGTTGCGCCAGAAGCGCTCTCCCTCAATCACCACATGCTCTGGCGCATCGTTGTCAGACAGGATCAGATGCAGCGGGACGTAATAGTCGTTACCGCCGCCCAGAATGATCGCCTTGTCGTAACCGTTCTGTCCGCCGATCTTCACCGGCGCGCCGTCAAAGTTGTTTCCGTCTGCGATGTTGTGGCCGCGCGCTAGGCACTCAAACCGCGCCGCCGCTTGGGTCAGCGAGTACGTGCGGTTATTCTTGAATTGCAGTCCGCCGCAATTGGGGAACCAGAAGCCCTCCGCACCGCCGGACGCAGTGCAGCTTTCAACGCTTAGGTCAGTGACGGCTTGCGTGTTGTTATCCGCCGCCCCTTGCGTGCCGAATTGAGCGCCAGCGTTATTGCGAAACATGCAATGGCGCACTGTGTTGTCTGAAAGGAACCCTGTCGTTCCCAGCGTGCCATCCTGATTGCGCCGCGTGATGACGGCGCCGAAGTCGCCCACCGCATTAATGCACTGAACGCCGATAAGTTCAGAGCCGTATGTCTTCAGCGTCAGCGCGCGCTGGGCCAGATTGTTCGCGTCGAACACGACATTAGCGACACGGTACGGCTGGCCCGCATACACCTTCCATTGATGCGAGCCGAACCACCGATCTGTCGCCACCATCGAAGATGACGCAGCGCGCGCGCGAATGGTTGCCGTGCCGCCGCGACAAAACAGGCCGAGTTTATTCCACGATCCGGCAAACGTTTTGAGCGCGATTTCATCGACAGAGTACACAGCGCCAGGCCGAAGCTCGACCGCGCCAGATTCACCCATTGCGTTTATCGCCTGCTGCAACGCCCATGTGTCGTTGGCGACGCCATCGCCAACCGCGTACCAGCTTTCCGGGCGCTTAGTCAGTTCGGGTGGTATTGCTGCAAGGGCGCTATTGGCTACAGCTTGCGCCGCTGATGCCGCGGATTGCGCGGACGCCGATTGCGCTAGCGCTGCGCTGACATCGGCCAAGTGATCTTCGATCGGCCGCCCTGCTACCTGAAGCGCAACAGTCATCACGTCCTCGTCAGTGTGACGGCCTCAATCAGAGCGCCGCCGCTGTTGTTCTTGATCTCGAATGTACTGACCCAGCCCACGACGATCAGAGCGCATCGCACCGCAAGCGTGTCTCCGTTCGACATCGCGAGCGTTCCGCCGTCCGTAATGGTTGTCCAAGCGCCGCCGTTCTTGGAGTATTCAGGAGTAAGAATATCGCCGCCGATGTCTGAGAACAAAAGCGTACCCGTGCCGGTGATCGTGCGCGTTGCGGACGTGACAGGCGACGATGCCGACGATGTGCTGAATATGCCGTCAAACGTAAGCGCTGCGCGCGCCGTGAACGTAGCGATAAGCGGGTGCATTAGGTGAATTCCCCCGCAAGCACCACCACGGTTGCAGATCGCCAGTAAGCGCTGCCCATCTGGTTGGCAGACAGCGTTGCGGACGCAGAGTCCGTGCCGTTGACGTACATGGTCAGGCCCGAAGCGCGTGTGAACGTGCGCGCCGATGTGCCGGGGTCGAAGATGATCCAGTCGTCTGTAGCGAACACGCCGTCGTCTAACGTGATGCCGCCCGAGCAATTCACCACGCGATTGCGCGACGCAACTGTCAGCGTGCCGCTCGTTTCTGTGGATGCTTTGAGGCCAGACACCAGCTTGCCGGTTGTGGCCTCTATGACGGCTTGCGCGTTGTTGTGCGTCAGAATGACGTTGCCGTTGTTGAAGTTGTGCAGAGCGCCAGATGCCCAAAAGCCGTCACTGTACGAGAACGACGCAGTTCCGAGTGAAAGGCCGTCGTTTGTGTTCGGTCTAATGGTCGTGCTGGTTACGATAAAGCGTTTCGCCAGCGTGCCGCCCGAGATGACGCTGAAATCTACGGAGCCGGACTCCGCGCCCGCTGTTAGCGCAAATGCATTTGATGCAATGCGCCCAGTTTCGGTCTGCGTTCCCGAGAGGTTGGAGAGGTAAAAACTTACATACCCCTCGTCATTGTTCGCAGGCGTCGCGCGGTCGCTTTGGAAGCGTGCTACTTGCACGGATGCGCTGTCCGTCGCGTTCGTGAAGTTAGCGCTTGGCGTGGTCGCGCCCCCGCCCTGGCTTGCCGTGATGCTGCTCACGCTCGGCGTCAGCGTTAGGCTCACCGTGTCCGGCGCCGTGACCTGCACCAGCGCGTTGCCGGAAGACCAGGACAAAGCAGCAAACGCCGTCAGCATCGCGTCGAGGGGCTGGTAGGATGCAACGCCCGTCTCCGGGTTCAGCAGAATCCAGTACGTGCCGTTATAGACGACGAAGTAAATGCCGCCCGCAACGATGTCGTTTGCCGAAAGCGCCGTTTCCGCGCCGCCCTTGCGGATCGCGGTTGCGCCCACGCCGTCAACGTTCAGCGTCGCCGCGCCGGTATTGGTGAAGCCCGCCTTGAACACAAAGCCGCGCCCCGCTGCGTAGGACGTGATCGCCGCCACGCTGTCGGACGTGTACGTCTGCGCATTGCCAGAGCCGCCCGTGGTCTTGGCCCCGGTGATCTGGTTGGCGAAGCCCTTGAGCGCGGCCATGAAAGCGCGCGAACTATCGTTCAGCGACGCCGGGGTCTGCGCTTCGGCAAAGTTGATGTTGCTGTCGGCGCCGCCGTTGCTTGAGGCCGTGACGCTGAACGCCTGTTGTACGCCTACCGCCATTTAGTCAGTGCTCCGGGCAAAGAAAAACCCCGCTCGCGCGGGGTGGGGAAGTGGGTCATTTTGGGGTTATGTTTCGCGCTCGACGCTCTCGCTCCTCGCGGTCGCGCAATCTCTTATCAAGCCAATTCCAGCCCATGTGATACCCGATCACTAGCCCGGCCATCACAGCCACCGGCCGAATATAGTTATAGGCAAAGTTCGGGTCATCGAACATCATGCGCCGCCGTACGCAAAGAACTCATTCGGCGCGAACCCAAGCGCGTTGACGGCGCCCCCTTGCAGAGCAAGGGGGCCAGCCCACGAACGTAGCTCGCGCTGCTCTTTCGCCCTCCTCAAAGCGCGGCTGAGCAATCCGCGCTCTTGCGCAAACGCCTGAATGTTGCGCGGCGCGTTCGGCCCAGTCAATGGCGTCCGCATGAGATCGAGAATTTCTGTAGCTAACTGCTCGTCATAGCGTGCCTGTTGATCGCGCCCCAGCGCCCGCTGAACGCGCGAGAAAGGCGATCCGTCCGCGCCAAACATCTGCTCGGCGCCCTGGAGTTTATCGGCGGTTGGCGAACCGCGCCCAAGATTCGTGTCGGCATAGTTGAGGAACAGCCGCCGCTCGTAATCGAGAGCGCGCATGACGCGGTTAAACCGCGCCTCGCCGCCAAAGATAGCGCGGAGATTGTTGCGCTTGGCCTCATTGCCGACGATAGCGCGAAGCACGTCAGCGCGGCCCGTGCCAGTATCAGCGCGCGCCAGCTCTCGACGTAGCCCGGAAATCGCCGCATGACGCGCGGCCTCGCGCTCAGCGTTACTCATGCGCGCCAAGCGGCGGGCGTAGTCGGCAAGATCAACCTCCCCGCCGTTCAGCCGCACGCTATCCTCGCCCATGCGCCACGCTTCCTTCAGCCGTTCAGCGCCGGCATATTTGCTCATAGCGCGACCGTAGGCGCTCTGTGGCCCGCCCATCATGCGAATGACGGCCTGATTGACCATCTGGTCATCCTGAACCATCTCGCCAACCGCCGAACCTCGCGGTGCGCCAAGCGGCGTCATTCGCGAAGCCCGATAGACCGCGCTGACTTCGGCGCTCACGTTCTCCTGAAGACGATGCCAGAAGCGCGGCGAGCGCATCATGGCCTCGTCGGTCATATTGGGATTGCCGGTTAGCCGGCGCATTGACTCCCGCGCGGCCTCAACAGCAGAGCTGAAACGAGCGCCAGAGCGGCTGTTAAAAGCCACGAAGTCCCGCAACTCACGCGGGACCGATTGCACGGTTTGCCGCATGGCCTCTGTGAAGAGCGGCGCCGCTTCGGTCTTCTGAATGCCGTCCAGTTCTTCCCAGGCTTGCGCCACTGTACGATTGCGCCCGCCGCCGAGATCACGAACCAGCATCGCGTCAACGCGATCTCGTGCGCCCGAATTGCGTTGCTCTAGCGCCTCCTGCATGGCGCGTCGCCCAGCGCTTGGACGCGCCGCCGCCACCATCGTCATATTCGTCCCGGCGTCGCCCAGCGCATCCATAACCATGGGGTTGGAGCCGGGCGAGAAGCGTTCTAGCCGCGCCAAATTACGCGCGCGTGACGCCAACTCATCCTCAACGCTCACGCCCCTTGCAGCAGCCATCTCTGGGATGTCTGAGCGATTGATGGCGCGTCCAAGTTCCTGCGCGGCGCGCTCGGCCGGATCCAACATCGGGGAGACGGCAGAGCGCCAAGCATGCGCCGCGCCCATTCCCAACCCCTGCAAAGCGCCGCCTGTGACTGCCCCCAGCCCAGCGCCGATAGCGCCACCCGTCAGGCGATTCCGCCAGCCCTCTACACTGTCTAATCTGTCATCGTTGTCTGAGGCCGCTCCATAAAAGGCGCCAAAGCCAGCGCCGCTGCCGCCTGCCGCTAGAACTCTCTGCGTTGGCGTCAAATTGCGGAGGGCATTGGCGCCGGCCGCGGCGCCCCTAGCGCCGCGCGCAGCTAATCCAACCGCGCCGCCTAGAGGCAACGCGCCAGCCAACGCGCCAGCGAGCGCTGAGCCGCCGTGATATTGCCACGCATCGCGCAGACGCTGACGCGAGCGCTCGGCCTGGTCGCGATAGGCTGAACCGAAATCGCCGCCCCTAGCCGCCGCGCCAATGCCAGCGCCGAGGCCCATGAACTCGTCCCCCAAGCCCAGACTTAGCGAGTCTCCAGCAGACGAGAGAAATGAGCCGAACTCGCCGCCAGCGCCCTGCAGATTGCCCATGCGGCGCTCTTGCTCAATCTCATAGCGAGTCGCGCGTCCGCTTGCGATGCGCTGCAATTCTTCTGTCGAAAAGGCATCCCAGCCTCGCGTCATGGAACGAGCCCAGCTTGCCGCATTTGTTGCTCGAAGACACGCGCCCTTTGCGTCTGTCTATTTCTGAGCGCTTCTTGATACTCACGCACCAGCACCGTCTCGCGGCCCTGGCGCGGCTGCCTTAGCAGCCTTGGCATGGACGTATCGCCGCCAATATTGCCATATCCGTTAGACGCTGGCGCGCGTTGACGCTCTGCAAGCACGCGGGCCGCCGCCTGTTGCTCCGCACTCGCGCTGCCGCCGCTTGATGGCGGCGGCGATGACTGCCCCGTTGCGCCGTAGCGCGTATAGCCGTCTTGGCTCTGATACCAGTTGCGTCCCGTTGCTGGATCTGGCTCGTAAAGCGAGCGCCCGCCGCCGCCCTGCATGTATTGAACGCGACTTTGCACGGAACGCTCCAAGTCGGCGCGATCCTGGCGCGCGCGCGCTAGCCAGTCTCTAACAAACAGATGCCCGGCCTGGCTGTTCGGATTGCCACGGACAGCAGAAAGTAAGTCGATATTGGAGACGGGCGTTTGCCCGCGTAGCTCTTCGCGAGCGAGGTTCGTGCTAACCGCATAGATCGTGTTCAAATCGCGCCGCATTTGCGGATCGCGGACGCGCGCCAGAACAACAGATTGATCGCCATCCATGATCTGATCGAACGCGGCAGGGTTGCGTTGGAGTATTTCCTCCAGCGCCGCAATGTCATTATCGACCAGACGCCAATTGCTCAGCCGACCCATGTCGGTATTCATGCGCTCAGCTTCGCCACGACCAAGCAATCCTTGCGCCGAGTTGAAAAGCCGGTCCTGCTCCAAGCGGCGCGCGTCCATGGCAAGCGACGCGCCACGATAGGCGCGGTTATCACGCGCCTCTTGCGTTTGCAGTTCCAGTTGCTGCCGCCGCAGGTCAAAATCGCGTTGCTGCTGCAAATATGATCCCAGCTCGTCGGGATCGACCATGCGCAGTTCTGCGCGCTCTGCCTCTGGGCGGCTGTTGATATACTCCTGCGCCAGCCGGCGACGCTCAGTCATACCAGAGCGCTCTTGCTGCGCCCATTGCCACTGCTCGCTCTCGCGCTTATCCGCCACCGCCTGCCGGCGCTGCTCGTTCTCCAGCGCTTGCCGCTCGCGCTGATCCTGCCCGTAGGCGCGCAAGTCCTGGCCCACGCCGGCCCAGTTCGAGCCCTGCGCATTGCCCAGCAAGCTCATGCCCAGCGTGAACAGCGGCGAGCTGAAAGCGTTGTTGAGCCGATCGCTGAACCCACCCTTTCCGTTCTGCCCGGTCAGCCGCGACAGCCACCCGCCGCCGCCCGTGTCCGGTCTGGATTGCACAAGCGGCTGCTGCATCGGTTGCGGCGGCGGCGCTATCGCCGGCCCCTGGCCTTGGCCAAAGGCTTGACCATAAGCCTGCTCGGCGCCGGGGATGTACGGATTGACGCCGGGGATGCGTTGCATCCAGGGAGAAAGGAGGCCCATAGACGTTGCTCTCTACCGCATCGGGTTCGTCTGCATCAGGATCAATTCGACATCATCGTAAAGCATAGGGCTCTGCGCCTTGACTTGTTGAAGTAGTTGATTCGCGCCCGCCTCGTTGCCTTGTTCGACTAGCGCGCGGACGTCCATTGCGATTTGGCGCGCATGCCCTTTGTTTTGTAGCGAGACGCCATCTTCTGCCCAGGCAAGCCCCTGCCGCGCCATTGGCGCCCACTCAGGCAAGGCGCCGCGATAATCACCTGGGCGCATGACGTTATGCAACGTCTGTCCGAGGCTAGATTGAGCGCGACCGCCGAAAACTTCGCCTAGCCCACGCATTCGCTGAGCGGCGCGACTTAGTATGCCCATGCTAATCTCCTAATAGGTCCTCAAAAGCTCTGCGGCCAGAAGCGTTGCAGGATGCCCTGCATCGGATCGCCAAGCGTCGAGCCGTAATTCGCCAGCGGATTGCCGTTCGGGCGGCCGCCCAGAGGGCCGCGCGTCGTCGCGGGCGCGCTGGTGCTCATCGGCATCGGCGGCGGGGTAAACGTTGGCGGCGCGCGCCCTGGGCCTTGGCCATTCATCATGGCGCCAAGCTGCTGCTGGAATTGCGGGCTGTTCGCGAACGCGCCTTGCATGCCGCCGAAGCTGGGCGCCTCGCCCGTCGCCATCATCTGCAAGCCATTCTGGAACATCGGGCCAGACAGCGCCGATGCCCCCTGGTGCAGCCACTTCGGCCCGCCAAGCTCGCTTGAGTTGACCGCCATCGGCCCGCCGGGCTTCGGATCAATGCCCTGCCCCGGCTTGTTGTTGAGCAACATGGGCAAGAGGCCAAGCATCGCCGTACTGCCGCCCTGCCCCATACCGAGGCCGCCAAGCGCGCTGAGAATGCCCATTGTTACAACGCTCCATAATCAACGCACAGGAAGCCCGATGCGTGCGTGTAAACTGCGTGCGGCGGCGCTTCGTCGGCCATGACGCCGACGCGCTTCACGCCGGGCGCATCCCAGAGGTAGGCGAAGCGATAAAGCGGCGTGCCGTTGATGTCGGCGTCAAGCGGCTCAATCTCGCGCTTCAAGCGCCGGTCAGAGAAAGCCGCAAACAGGCTCGCAATGCTCGACGCCGCGCCAAGGCCCTGCATGAGTCTGTTCGGCCCCGGCTGCGTTTGCGTCTGCGTGCTGCTGGAGAAATCCGGCAAGCCGCTCATCATGCCCGCGTATTGCTGCAAGTACTGCCACGGCGCGTTGGCCTGATAGTCATAACGCGCGCGGTCGTCGTTGATGTAGTTTTGCGCTTGGCCTTCATAGATGCCGCCCACGTCGAGCATGGCTTGGCCCGGCATCTGCCCGTAGCTGAAGAGGCTGGGCAGCAGCGCCTGCTGACGCGCGGCGTCCTGATTGCCCTGGCTCCACAGCCCACCCAGAAGATCGGCGCCCGCCAGCCTACGGTTGGCGTTGGCGTCGCCGTAACCGGCCAGCGCTGTCTGCGCCTGCAGGCCGCGATTGCGCTCCGTTTCATACGCGGGCGCGTAGATGGAGCTATAGAGATCGCCGATGCCGCGCGTCAGCGCTCCGGTGTGAGCGGCGTTGGCGCCGAAGCGGCCCGCTTGCGCGAAATTGGCGTTGACCGCGTTCGTGACCTGCTCGGCCCCGCGATTGAACAGGCCGTCAAGATGCGGATTGACGCCATTGCCGAACTGCGAGAGCCCGCCAAGGTTCTGGTTGTTCAGTCCGCCCTGCGCCGCGTTGGCCGCGAACGGCATGGCCGGGTTCCAGCCGGACAGTGAGCGCCCCGCCGCCGCATTGGCCGCCCCCAGGTTCGGCGCCCCGCCCATGGCGTGGTTTTGCAGATAGTCGAGCCCGCTTTGCGTCTGCTGCGAGAACGGAACAACCGTTTGCCCAGGGTAATAGTTCGGCGTGCCCTGGTTATAGAGGTTCGCCCCCGCCTGCATGATGTTCGAGCGCCATGCCTGCGTGACCGGATCGACCTCGGTGACATTGCGCACCGTCGAATTTTGAGAGCCGCCGCCGCCCATTTACATCCTCACTGTATAAAATCGTCGTAGGGAGTCGGCCGCCTTTGGCCCAAAAGCATCTGGGCGGCTTTTCCACTCCGAACCGCCCGAATCATCTCATCAAAAATCGCCTGCTCGTCCGGCGCTAGCGGCTCTCCGGCATAGAATTTCCGCGCGATCTCCCGCCCTAAATTGATGTCCGCCGCATTCGGACCAGATTGCGCCATGCGGTCAGCGACAGACGACATAACCTGAGAGGTTAGCCCACGCTCGGCGCCGGGCGTCGAAAACATATGCCCTGAGCGCAAAGCGCCCCTGGCGGCTCGGCTGAGAAGGCTCATCAGATTTCACGCTCCAACGTCACAAAAGTCCCCGTCAGCTTCCAATGCGGCAAGGTCTTCAGCCAACCTTTGCGCCCGCGCGGAATGCGCACCATCGTGCAGCCAAGCGCCCGCGCGAATTGATCGAACTCACCGTCCACAAACGGCCATTCATGCGCGTTCTCGCCCGCCGCCAGCAGGCAATCCAAGATCAGCTTGCCGTCAGCTCGCAGCGTGACGCACGTCACCATGACCGCCTGCACTTCATCGCCCTGCACGATGGCGACGATGGGCCAATGCTCCAGGTTTTCGAGCACGCGGTGCACCGTGAACTCGCCCCGGCTTTCGGCGCACGCCTTGCTTAGCAGCGGCTCGATGAACTCCCACACGGCAGGCAATTGCTGCGGGAGAATGTGCACGAGATGGCGAGACTCGTCCTCGCGGGTCAGAACGTGCTCAGCGCTGCGCGTTTCCAGTTGCCGCCCCTTGTCTTGATGTAGATGTAATTGTCATCGCACACGATCTGCCCGGCAAAGCCCGCCGCGCTTATGCTCGCCGGCGTCCCCTCCGGTATGCGCGGACGGTCCTCAAGCGTGTCCACAGCGTCGCGCACGTCTTCCTTGCTGTATCCAGGCGCAAGCTTCGGATCGCGGCGGGCAATGATGGTCATGGATCGAAGAGGCCTCTAATATTGCTCTCTCGCAAATCGGCAAATACAGATGACGGCGGAAGCTCCCATTCGGCATCGTCAATTATGTTGTTGATGCGAACCCCGTCGTATCGGCCGGCTCGCGCCAAAGCGACAAGCTCGTCTGTGTTTATTACGTCTCTATTCCATCCGGCCTTTCGCAAGGCCGCTTGCGCGCGCTCTGGAAGGGAGGAGACGCGAACCACCTGCCCGCCGCCCGCATCGGCAGTGAGAAAATTCGCCGTTCTCATCATGGCCGGAACAACGTTAGCGCCATCGCCATAAGCATAACTTCCCGCAACGTGCGGCGAATCACTCCACCACTGCACAGAGCCAGTGCGTGAGTTAAACGGCCCGCGAAGCCCTCGAAAAACGGGGACCTCAAATTCGGGCGCCCGCGCCATTGCAGCTTTCATGGCGCGACTAAGTAAAGCCATGACCTCAGCCGCGCACCGGTAATATTCTGCCCGACAGATCGGCAACAACCGTCGTTGGCTCCAGAACGACGCCGGTGTCGTCATCCATGACATTGCGGATCACTAAGCCATCGTAGCCTCGGCGCTTCGCCGCTGCGGCAAGCGCCTCTGTGTCTGTGGTTTGCAGGCCGCGAAACTCTCTTCTCAGAGCCGCTGGGATCGGAACATCAAACCACGGCCCGCCAGCGGCATCGATCTCTAGCGCGTTTTTAAACGAACCGCTGCCAGCGCCAACCTGCCCGTACTGAGCCGCCAAGGCTTCGCTTTCGCTCCAAAACGGCGCCACGCTTCTTTCACCGCGCTGCCCATTACCAAAGCCACGATAAAGGCGCGAGAATTTTACGCCATTTGAACGGCGCATCGCTTGCATCAAAGGCCTCAACAACCCCACTAGCGCACGCTCCTCACCGCGCTCGCCTTGAACTCAACCCCACGCGCATACGTCCATGTCTGCCCCGCCGGGATCACCATTTGCGCCGCGTGATAGAACCCGTTAGCGCCGCGCTGCGGGCAGCGCCCGCTCGCCTGCTGGCTCACCTGGCTTTGGAACGTCATCGTATCGCTCGGCTTGACCTTCGATCCTGCAGCCACCGTCGCCCCGCTCGCGTCGCTCAGAGGCTTAGCCCACTCAATCGATGAGCGCTGACCGTCAGCCAGCATGACCGCGTTTGTCTCGAACGTGGCTTCCATGTTCGAGCCAGCGAAGCTCGCCAGCTTGTGGTTCGTGTCAAAGGCCCCGAAGTAAAACGCCCCGCCCTGATAAAACGGATCATCGAAGCTGATCGAATAATCCGTATCGAGATTGCCCGTCAGATCGTCCAAGCTCACGCCGATGGAGATCGCCGGCGCCAGCAATTCATGGTTGACCTCGGCGTGCGAGGCTTTGCCCAACTCATAGTTGAAGAACAGAATGTCGCTCGGCGTGTCGCCGCCGCCGCCGGGAAAGCCTGCGGCGAACACCCGGTTCTTGGGATCGATCGCCGTGGTGATCGCATACCAATAGTCGCGGGACGAATTGTCCAAAAACCAGCGATCGAACTTCTCCAGCCCAATCGGCACGGGCTGGCTCTCGAAGTCCCACATATACCAGCCGTCTTCGCTCAGGAAGAAGCAGCGCTGGCCGTACTGAATGAGACTATTGGGCTCGATGCAGCCGATATTCTCAATCAGCTTGTCGATCCGCATAATGACATCGCCGCCCACGTCCAGAATACGGCGAATGCACTTCTCCTGGAACAGGTAGAGCGCGGCCTTGGTTGAGGCGAACCCGGTGATGTTGCCGCCGTCCGCAAACTCCTGTTCGTCGCTCTCGCCCGTGCCTGGCGTCCAGCTTTCGCTGTTGCCGCGCGCGCTCCACTTGATCGCCATGCCCGACGATCCGAGCGCGCCCAAAAAGACAAACTCGCCATAGGTGGCGATGAACTTGGCCGTTCCCGGCGAGCCGCCCAGATTGGCGAATTGCGTCGCCGCCGTGCTCATGTCGATATACTGCAAGGCGTCCAACGCATTGGTGAGAATGAGCCTGTCGCCGTATGTCGTGCCGCGCCAGCGTGTCGTCGTGGTCGCTGTCGTATAAGCCGCCGTGCGGCTGTAATTCGTCCAGGTCGTGCCGACGAGCTTGTAAATCTCATCGGCATCGCAAGCGAACATGTGGGCGGCGTTGTCGATGTCGCGCACCGGAAAGACGCCCCGGCAGCGCGAGCCCAGCGCGTTTGTCGTCGCCTGCAAGCTCTTCAGCGGTCGGTAGTGATCGACGCACGGAATGCAGTTGAGCGCTTCGCGGGCGTGCGACGGGCCAATGGCGGCCTGATCCGGCAGCCAGGGGCCGAGATCAACGGCCGGCATGCGCCATCCCGTAAGCGCCTGCGCCCGCTAGAGCGCCAGGCCCCAGCGTGCGCGCGGCCCATTGGGCGTACGCGCCGCTAGTTGGCTTTAGGAAGAACTCGTCACCCGATCGGATCATCTCATAGCCGCTTCCCGCAAGCCTCGCCTCAAGATCGCGTGCGTAGCGTCGATTGTGGCCGCCGCTGATGCCGCGGAAGGTGTAAAGTTGCGGCGGCCTCGCTTCGATTTCCTTGGCGATCTTCTCTGCCGTTCCGTCAAAAACGTCCCTGACCTGCCTGGGCGATAGGTCAGCGCGGCGTTCGGCGCCGGTCCAGCCCCAATTGATACTCGTTGCCAGTGGCTTGCCTTTGATGCCAACGGCTTGCGCGGCATCTGGCGTCACGTCTTGGAGAACGTAGTCAAAGTCTATGCGCTGCCCGCCCACATTGTCGCTGTAGCGACTGAGTTTTGAACCTAGACGCCCCGCGAGGCGGCTGACCAGTCCCGGATTGCGCAGCGCGATCCTACTCAGAAAACCCACGTTCCGCCTTCTCCCGCGCCTGGGCTTCCGCCCGGTCGCGCGCGTCCTGTTCCTTGCCGGAAAACACCCGCGCTGCGCCTTCGTGCTCGCCTATGCGACAGACGATGATCTTGCCGCGTGCGTCGATGCGCTCGCTGAACTCAGGCGCCATTCCGGCCATTCCAAGCGCCATAGAGAGCGCCGCCGCCGACCGGCACGCCAAGCAGCCATGCGGCCAGCAAGTCAGACGAATCCGCACGCGCCGGATCGAACGCCGCAAAGATCGAGCGCACGTCGCGCGGGTCGGCAACGATGCGGTCATTATCCAGCGTCTTGGCGCTCCGGCCCCGGCGCAGGAAAACCGGGATCACGTTGGCGCCTTCCGGGTCGCCGTAGCCGTTGGCGTAATTGTTCGCCTTCAACTGATCGCGGGTCACATAGACGCCGCGCCCGTAGGCGCCCGGCCGCGCCTCAAAGGCCGGGAAGTTCGCGCGCGTGCCGTGATACCAGATCTTGCTCGTATCGAAGCCTAGCGCCTCGGCCCGCGCCAATTGCTCCGCGCGAGGCGAGAGACGGCCAAACATCTCGCCGGATTCCAGCGCGGCGCGCGCCGCTCGACTGAGAAGGCTCATGCCACGCTCTGCGTTCTAGCCACGAGAATGGACCCGCTCGTTTGCCGGTTCTTGGCCTGTGCGTTGATGCCGCGCACCTTGGAGGCGAACTCCACCGTCTCCATCGCCATGCCGTCAGGATCGCGGCTCCAGCGATAGTATTCCGCCAGCACGCCGGACAGGTAAACGCCGGGATGCGCCGTCAGAACGGCGTCCGTTGAAGCGTCGGCCGTGAACGAGCCCAGCGCCGCCCAGTAGCTCACCTGCAGCGTTTGATCGGTCGTTGGCGCTATGAACAGCGTCGAGCCGTCGATGGTGTATTTCGTCGGGGTTCCCGAAATCACGCTGTCGGGGTGCGTCCGAAACTGCCCAAGCGGCATGTAAAGCAAATCGATGCCCGTGCCGTCGCTGTTGTTCAGCCAAACGCGCTCATATTCCAGCACGGTCGCCGGAACGGTCGCTTGCCCGCTCGTCGTCGCCAGCGTCGTCGCCGTCAGCATGGACGGAATGCGGGCGGGCGGCACAAGCCAATTGCGCCCATCCGGCGACATGACGCCGCGATTGAGCTTATCGGCTACGGCGTTCGCCCATTCCAGGAACAGGCTGTCGTCAAAGGTGCGCTCGGCCCAGGACTCCGCCGCCGTTTGCAGCGTGCCGATATTGGTTATAGCCAATGCTCACTCACCCAATCGATGTGCGAAAGCTCATGCGGCTTTTCATGGCCGTGAAAATAGACAATCCGTGTTTCCGGCTCGATGCCGTAATGCTTCACATGGCCCTTGTAGCTCACAACCTGGCGCGGAAAGAGATTGTCAATCACCGCCACCGGCAGCGAGCGAATCCATTCCATGTCATTGCCGCCGGGAAACTCGCGCCAAACCCAGGCATGACCCTTCGGCACAAGCGCCACGCCGTTACAGACCTTCTCAGGCCAGAACGGATCGCGCGGCACGGCTAAGGTCGTCGCTTCCAGACAGTAGCGCGCCAGCTCGTCGCAATTGCCGACAATCACCGTATCGAGCCCGACAAGGATCATCGGCTCGTCCAGCTTATATGGCTCGATGCAAGCGCCATAACCGGGTTCGCCCGCGCTCAAGCGCTCCTGCCAGATATCCTCGCTGAACTTGCGCGGCTTCTCAGTGAAACACACCATGCGCCACGGCACGGTCAGATTGCGCTGAAAGCCCCGGTAGAGCTTCTCAACATCGGCCTCGCTGTAGTGACGCGAAAACGGCAGGCTGTCGTCATTGGCGTCCCAAAGCAGCGTGGCAACCGTAATCACGGCGCCGCCATCCTGGCGCTGACGCCGCGAATGCGCTCGCCAGCAAACCGCATCCGCACCTTGGCGGACTCATCGCCAATCGGCACGCAAACCTGATTGGACAGCATCATGTGGCCCGCCGGCACGTCATGGCCGCAAACCACGCCAGCGCCCACCATGGCGCCCTTGCCGATAATCACGCCCGGCAGGATCGTGGCGCCTGCGCCGACGCTCGCGCCCTCCTCAATAATGATCGCCCAGCGATTGCCGTCGAAGGCTGACGGGTCGAACCGATCCTTGCTCACGCGCGGCCATGCGTCGTTGCAGAGCGTCACGTTCGGCCCAATGAACACGTCATCCTTGAGCCAAAAGCCCGGCCCGGCCGCGAGATTGTGACAGATGATTACTCGGTTATCCGACCGGCTGCCGTCGAAGCACGCGCCGGACGCCACCACGCAATCTTCACCCAGCACCGCGCCGCGAATGACGCTGGCGAATTGCCAGACCTTCGTGCGCGCACCAATTGAGCCCACGCCGTCAGTGACCGCCATGGGGTGAATAAACGCCGTCTCGTGAATCATTCGGCCGCAACCGCCTTTCGCGCGTCGGTAAACGCCTTGAGATCGCGCGCCACCTGGTTGACGACCGGCGCCCAATCGCCCCATGTCTTCTGGCGATAGACCTTCACGCTCTCGTAAAAGCTCATCTTCTCTGCCCCGTCGCCCACATAGCGCCATTGCGGCACTTCATCGACAAGGGCCCAGCACGGCACGCCCAGCGCCCCGCAGAGATCGACCACGCTCGTCTGCACCGAGATCACCAGATCGAGGTTGACCAGCAGCGCCGCCAACTCGTCCATGTCCTGGCCCTTCTGCGTCGCAGCGCGCGGGTTCAGGATGTGCGGCGCGAACTCCAGGTCCTTGCGCCTATCCTCATACTCCAGGCAGACGAACGTTGCGTCTTGGCCCCGGATCAGTTGCAGCACGTCATCGAAGGCTAGCGATCGGCGTCCGCGTCCGGTTTCCCAGGAGCCACCGGTCCAGGCGAGGCCGATGCGCGGATCGCCTTTGCCGTCCTGGCAATCGAGATAACCTTGCCAAGCGGCACGGCGAGCAAAATCCGGTCTGAGATATTCACGCCGTCTAAACGGCTCTTGGCCGAAATACTCACCCAGCCCTCCCATCTCCAGCCGATGCGTCACGCCCTCAAGGCGCGGCCATTCGCTGTAATCTTCACGCAGCGTGCCGTAAACCGACACGCCAAAGCTTCGCGCGAACAAGCCCGCGTTGCGGTCATAGCACTCGATGACCACGCGCGAGCCCTTTGCTTCCGCCGCTTCGATGGCGCGGTCAATCATGCTCGCATACATGATCTCGTCGCCTATGCCCTGCTCGCCGTAGATCGCGACGACCGCATTCTCATGCTTGTCAGGGTTCCAGCGCGGCGTTTCGCGGTCGGCGTGGTAGTTCCGCTTGCGCCGATTGGGCATGCCTAAGCTTGCCTTGAACTCGCGCCAGCCCTCGCGCCAGCGGCCAAGCGCAAAGAGCGCGAAGCTCTTATTGTGACAGACCTCGCCGGCAACGCCGTACTTGGCCTCGAACCGCTCGGCCCATTCCAGCGCCTCGGCATGGCGGCCCAGCACGCTAGAGACGTTGCAGAGCAGCGAGAGCGTATCAGGCAAAAGCGCCTCGCCGCCCAGGCGCAGAGCCGTCTGCGCCGCGCGGTAGGACTCCAGCGGATGGCGCTCCTGCATGCATTGCGCCATCGCCAGCCAGATCGCCGCACGCTTCGGCTCGATTTTGGACGCCAGCGTCAGCAGCGCTAGCGCCGTGCCCTCGTTGCCGCTTTTGCGCAGCGCTTGGCCCGCCAGATACATGGCCGCCGCGCGCATCGGGTCGTTCTTCAGCGCCTCGTCGGCCGCCGCCAAGGCCCCATCCCAGCGGTCACGGTTCGCCTCGCGCTGCGCCGTCAGAATGAGCTTGTCGGTGATGTCGGTCACTTCGTCGGCCGAGATCACTGCGGCGTATCCTCATTGATCGAGCGCCATGGGGAAATGGCCTTACCGGACGAGGCCGCATGCTTGGCGACGATGAAGTCATAAACGACCCCCACCGGGCGCCGCTCTTCACCTGAGCCTACAAATTTCCGGGCAAAGCCTAGCGCACATGGCACGTTCTTCCCGGCTTGCGCTTCGGCCCAAGCCTTCTGAAAGTCAGCCAAGCTCAACACCTCAACGTCTCGCCAAGCGCCACCTTCTTCCCGCAATCGAATATAGAACATCTAAAGCCCGTCCTTGGTTGGCCAGATCAGGCCGTTGCCCGGCACGTGCGTCAGCCGGTAATTGCCCCACGCCTTGCCGTCGCCCATGTCCATGTCGGTGGTCTTCAGGTATTCCCATTCAGGATCGCGCAGGAGCCGCAGGCATCCGCGCATGTGCTCGTTGGGAACGCCGTTGCGGTCGGTCTCAGCCAACAGCACGTTGACGCCGTACTTGACCATCCACAGCTCAACCACGCCCGTTGGGATGGACGCGAACCGAACCCACTTGTCTTCTTTCTGGCGCCAGTTCTGCTCGGCCGCTCGCCATTCGGCGTTGTCGTCCAGCGTCTGCTGACACCATTGCGTCCGGCGATAGGTCATCGTGCCGGTGTCGCCGTCGTAATGGGTGTATTCCTCGATCGTGTTGTGGAACGGGTCCCAATCGAACATCAATTCCTGCTTGGAATACTTCCGCTGCGTCTTGGCGGCGTGCTCAAAGCGCGCGTCGTCGTCGTCGGGGTCGCCGACGTAATGGACCGAATCCCAGCGCATGCTTATTCCGCGATCAGCACATGGCCCAGGTCGCGGCGCGAGATGAAGGCGTCGCGCTTCAGCCGCACGGGCTTGCCGTGCTCAAGCGTCCACTCGCGGCCGTCAGCCGTCTCGTCCGGCCGGAACGTGATCGCCTTAGGCTTGGTCACGATCCGCTCTTGGCCGCCGACATATTGCCGGACATCCTCGTAACCGGAGCGCACAGAGCAACGGACGATCTCGCCCAGCTTCTGCGTCGATCCCGGAGCGGAGGCCACCCGCGCCAAAGCCTTCGCCACAGCGTCGCCAATCTCGGACGCGCTCGGCATGTTGTCTTCGCCCAAGGCCGCGCGGCGCGCGCTCTTGGCCGCAGCGCGTTCGCCCTGGAACCGGGCGTCGCCGCTCATGTCGTCTGCTTTGTCTGACATTTTCACTCCAAAAAATGGGGCGGCCGTTTCCAGCCGCCCCCGTTACGTCAACTAGCTCGTCGCCACGTCCGCGATGATCCAGTTGCCCTTTTCGTTGCGGGACGCCTGGCTGAACTCCATTTTGAGGAGCTTGCGTTCGGCGTGACCGACGCGCGCCAGAGGCCCGACGCTGAACGGCTGCAGGTTGTGCATCGACCACATCTTGGGATCGATACCCAGCACTGACCGTGGCGTTGAGGCGCCGCGTGTGGCCGAGGTAGCCACGAAGCGGCTCGGCACCGCCTTCTTGACCCCGAAGTCCGACGCATAGAGATCAACCGCGCCGACGATGACGTTCGAGTTAACGCCCTTATCCACGATGTTGTACTTCGTCGCCACGCCGGAGAAGGCCGAAAGCGTCTGCTTGGAGAACGAGCCGAGCAGGATGATGGAATCCTCCCCGCCCTCGTCCCAGCAGGCCTTGATCCGCCCTTTGAGCAGCGTTTCGGTGAACGTCCGGGTCGATGACCCGTCCGTCGCCGCCGACACTTCGCCGTTGGAATAGCCGCCTTGCGTTGAGGCGGTGCCGCTCTTGCGGCTGTCGTTGGTGGTGATCCAGGCCTCGAAGCCGGCGCACTGCCGCGCCGTGAGCGCGGAGCCGTCGTCTGACTTCCAGTTGCCTGAGAGCCGCGCTTCTTGGTGGCGCTTCAGCTCCTTGGTGCGCTTCATGATCTGGTAGCCGGATTCCGTGTCGCGGCCTGCCGCCGTCACTTCGTCCGCCGAATCCGAGATGATGATCGCCCGGTCCATGAGTTGCTGATGGTTCTTCAGGCGAACAGTCGCCGTGAAGGTGCGGTCGGTGGCGCTTGCGCCTTCAATTACCGCGATAGAGCCGTCAGCCGACGCAAGGGTGTCCGTCTGCCATTCAATGACCCGGTTCGTGGCTTTCTTGCCCTTCTGGATCGTTGAGGAAAACGGGGTGTCGGTCGGCGCAATGTTGTAAATCGCGTCTTCCAGCATTTCCCTGACGCCGACCTGCCCGTAGGTGGTCGTCGTTGCCATGTTGAATTGTCCTTAAAGGTTAGATGCGCTTGTCGCGCACCAGGCCCGCAAAGAGCCTGACCGCCGCGTCATCGGAATTGGTCTTTCTCAAATCCGCCAATGCGCCGGACGTAAACTGACCGTTCGCGGCCCGGTCGCGTTGCGCGCCGCCGCCTTTGGCCTCCTGCTTACTCCGCACCAGCTTTGGCGCCTTCGCTTCCACCTTGGCTTTGACGTTCCCGCTCTGCGCCTTCATGGCCCGGTAGGCCAAGGCGTCTCGGGCAACGATCGCTTGCCGGTGGTCAATCAGCACTGCGTCAAGTTCCTCACGGGTGAACCCGTAAGCCTTGCCCATGTCGCTGACGAATTTCTCAACCGTCTCTGGCTTGGTGAACTCCGGCCAAGCACGGTTCAACTTCTCAAGCTCGCGGGCGTCGCGCGCTTCTTCCTGTTGCGCCTGCGCCTCCTGCGCCTGCTGCAAAAGCTGCTGACCCAAGCCCTGCGCCTGCTGGTATTGCTGGCTCATCCGCTGGTAGTTCGCAAACGCCCGGTGATAGCCGTCCGGGTCGTATTGCGGGCTTGACGGATTGAGCATTGCATCGGCGTTCGGCGGCTGAGGCGGCGCCAGCATGCGCAGCGCGGCGTCAACCATGGCCGCCATTTGCCGGCCCGCCTGCTGAACGCGCGTAAAGCCTTCGCGCTGGCGCTCGACCGCCTCACGCTCGACCTGGGCGACAATCTCGTCCTTCTGCGCCTTGAATTGCTGGTATTCCTGATATTCGGCCACCACGTCCTTGAGCTTCAGCCTGACGGGCTCCTGGCCCTCCTCGCCTTCAAGCTCGATCTCGTCTTCTTCGGGCGCCTCTTCCTGCTTGGCTTGCTCGGCCTGCTTCGCCTCGGCCTTTGGCTTCTCCTCACCTTCGACCGCTTCCGCCTCGCGCTGGTCCACATCCTGGCCATTGTCCAGCGTGTTCGGGTCGCGCGCGTCCAGGTCCTGCTCGTCCGAGCCCATGACCACAGACATGAGCAGGTTTTCTGTTTCGGCTTCCGTGTTCAACTCAGGCATCTGTCATCCTCAAAAGTACGGCTTCACGCCGCGCTGTAGGCGCTGCAATTCCGCCTCAGCCGCGCGCCCATCGCGCGCTAATTCCGTTAGGTAGCGAAGCATCTGGCGATGGCTCTGAATCGCCACGGCCAGATTGCGCCGGCCAGCATCGTCATCGAGCGGCAAGCTGGTCATGGCGTTGACCATGTTGGCCTCAGCGTTCGCCATGAACGCCTGCACCTGCTCGCTTTCCAGAAACAGCCGCACCGCCGCGCCTTCGCTGGCGCGCTCAATCAGCCTGCCCTCGTCGGGCGCAGCAGCCGGCGGCTGAGGCGGACGCACCGCATCGTTGATGAATGAGCCTATCTCTTTGCGGACGAAGGCCTTGATCTGGTCTAGGCGGCTAACAACAGTAATAGGATTTCCTCCTCTTCATCGTATGCGGGCGTAGGCGCAACAGCCTGCTGCGGCGCCGGAGCCTTGATCCGAACAACCTTGTTTGCGACCGCCGGTGCGGGCGAAGCGATCTCCGCTTCCCGCGCCGCCACCGGCAGCGAATCCAAAAACTCTTGCAGCTCCCGGCCGCGCTTGCGGCCGTGGGCGCCGGTCTGCGTAGCGCTTGCGACCGCAGTCTCCGCGCCCACGCCCTCCGACGTGATTGTTGCCGTCGCACTGATCGGCGCCTCCGATTGAGCGCCCTTGCGGCCTGCCGCTGCGATAGCCGCAACCGCTATCAGCGGGGCGTTTTCGCTCTCACCCTCGCGGCCAAGCGCCGTTATCGTGGCCGCAGCGCTGAGCGGCGCGGCTTGTTGTGCGCCCTTTCTCCCATTGGCGACGATAGCCGCAACCGCGATCAACGGAGCAGCGCTTGATCCCGTCTCCGCGCCAGCGCCAACCAGCGCACTCGGATCGCGTAGCCTTATGTCCTTGGCCGACGCCTCGCCCTGGTAGAGGTAGATCGGCGTCGTAACGACATCGGCAACCGGCAGGTCGCGAAGGGTTATGTCCTTCGAGCTGCCCGCACCCTGATAAAGGGTGACGTTCTTCTGATTAGCCATTGGGCCTGGACAGTATCACGTACCGCAATCGGCGCGGTACGTCAGCCCAGGCAACGATTTCAGCGCGCCACTGCATCAGGTTCCGTCCCTATTGGTGGCCGTTAGCGTGTTGACCGTGGTTCCAGCCGTGTCAGGCGAGCCCGCCCGGTACGCCACGAGATAATGCTGCGTTGGGCTCGCATATTCCGTGCCCAGCTCATAGCGCCCGTTGCTGTCCGCCGTCGTCTCGCGCACGAATGTATCGGTCGCGGTCAGGAAGCCCTGCACCGTTGCGCCAGACACCGTGCCACCGACGCTATCATAGCACGTGCCCATGATGAATTTCAGGTTCTGCGAGCCCGCCTCGTGGCTCTCCCATGGGCCATAGCCTTCTGCCCCGGCGCCGATCATGTCTTGGCTAATGATAAGGTTCGCGGGCGCACCAGGGTCTGTGTAGAAACCGCTGGAGCACGGCCAACGGCCATAGGAATGCGTCCAACCGTGGCGCGCGCGCGCCGAAGGCGCGCGCTCCTGGCTTTGGTAGCGAGCATCCCATAGCGTTGTGTCTTCCGCTCTCGCGCGCGGCAGCGTCGCCTGCATCGTAGCATAGATCGTGTTCGTGCCCGGAACGGCTTGGATGCTACCCGGCACGATCGCGCGCCTGGTGTAGTTCTTCGCGAGCGGCCAGGAGCTTCTTTTCCTCCGGCGTGCCCACTAAGCTCGTATCGTAAGCGGGGACGATCAGGGTTGAGCGCAGGCCCAGACGCTGCTGATTGTGATAGTTCCGCACCGTGTCGCGCGCCGTGTCCAACAGATGCAGCGCATAGGCCTCGTCAGTGATCGAGCCGCCCACGCTCATGGCCCCGTTGCGTCGAAGCTTGATCTCCAGGCTAGCGACCACAGTGTCGCCGTACAGGTCGTCTGGGTCGCGACTACTCATCAACCACCGTATGCACCGCAACCGAGGCCGATGACGCCGCCAAATTCCATTGCAGCAGCGAGGCCGCCGATGCGCCCAGCACAATGCCGCGTGGGAATGTAAAGATGATGCCCGCGCCAATCGTCGCCGGTAGAAACGCGCGGCGGAAATGCTGCGTCGGCACAGTCGGCGCCACAGACCACGCCACTGCGCACCCCGTCAGACCGGCCGGGCGGCCTTCATCCTCTGCTTGCACCAGCACCGGCGAGGTCTGCGTTGGCGTGTTGCCCGAGCGGCCATAGCCATAGGTGCACGCGGTCGCCGCGCCATTGATAACGCCCACCTCCATGACAGCGGGCTCGTTCGTAGCCGCCGCTTTCACGTCCCAAGACGCCGCGCCTGAGGTTGTGACCGTTGACGCAAGCGCCAGTGAGTAGATTGCCATCCTGTTTCCCTAATCGCTCAAGCTCAACGTCGTCCCCGACGCCAGAAGGTCATATGTGCCCTGCCCTGTGTAGCTCTCGTTCGTCACCGGATCAGAGCCGTGGAAGGTGCCGCCGCTCACCGCATTCCAGTAGCCAACATGCGTGATCGTGGTTGATCCGGGCACGTCGAATTGAACCGTTGCATTGAGCGCCCGCGCCGCGCCTGATGCGGCGTTGAACGTCACCGCCTTGCGCGCATAGGCTGGCGAGCCGCCCGCGACCTCGTTTGCGCCAGTAGCGCCGGGATCGGCTGTGTGCAGACTTGCGTACGTCACCGTAAGCGCATCCAGCATGGTGTTTTTCGCCGCCGTGACGAACGAGCCCACCTACTCTATCCCCTCAGGCTTCCCGTCTGGGCCGCGCTTGATCGTCTTGGGCTTGCTCATGGCCTGCGCCAGCGCCTCCAAGCCCTTGCCGATGGCCTCGCCGCTGCGGTCGTGACCGTTCTCCTTCGGCTCTGGCTTCTTTTCCTTGGCCTGCTCCTTGCGAGCCTCCTTGGCGTCCTTGAGCTTTTCGCCCTCAAGCGCCGCATTGACGGCCCGGTCGGCGGCGGCCTCCTGCTGGCGCACCTCAAGCTCGCGCTCCTTGATCGCCAGTTCGCGCGCTTTCAGCTCAAGCTCAGCCTGGGCTAGCGCCGCCTCGTTGGCCATGCGCGCCATCTCGCGTTCATGCTCCATCGCCGCCTGCTCGGCCGCCTGCTGAACCTTGGCCAGCTCAAGCGCCGCCGTGCGCTCGTTGTTCGCCGCGTCCATCTGAACGCGCACCATCTCGTCGCGCTGCTGAGCCGTCGCGACCTGCATGTCCTTCTCGGCCTGCAACACCGTCTGGCGCTCGGTCGCTTGGACCTTCATCGCCTCGGTCTGCTGCGTGGCCTGAATCTCCATCTGCTTGATTTGCAGATCGGCCTGCGCCTTGGCCGCGTTCGGGTCGGGCGGCGGCTGGGGAACAAACGGCTGCCCCGTCTGGGGATCGATCGGATCGCCAAAGAACTTGTCCGGCGTCTTGAAGCCAATCAGCCGGAGCTTTTCCGCCACCAGATTGTGCAGGTGCTGCGGCGTCACAACCGGCGTTCCCGGCCCATACGCCGTGACCCACGCCACCTGATCCTGCTGGATCATTTGCAGCATCATAAGCTGCTTCTCGCGGGCGCCCGTGCCTAGGCCCACGCTCACCGTGCAGCGAACGTCCGCTTCCCATGCGCGCGGATCGATGTTGCGCCATTGGCCAGCGATCTTGACGCTGCGCGCCTCGTTCTGATGCTTGTGAATGAGCCGGTAGAGCTTCATCCCCAGCACTTGCAGGCCTACCGCCAGGTTGCGCGCGATCTCTTCCTTGCGAACGCTGGCCGCGTTCTGGAGCAGCTCCACACCCTTGGCCGTGTCGTGCAGCAGATCCGGGTCCATGGGCTGCGCCGAGCGGTTGACGCCCGTGCGGCTCTCTAGAACCCGATCCATCCATTGCATGCCCGTCAGGGCTGGCGCGCTCACGTCCGGCGTAATGAGCGGCTGCAACGCCTCGCCCGCCGCGCCCTCGCCCTCGATGATAACGCCGGGCCGAACCGTCAGCAGCGCATCAAGCCCGCGCTGGGTGATCATCTTGGTGTTCGCGTAGGTCCTGGGCACAATCGAGAAGTTGATCGCGTCCAGAAAGCCCCGCGTCAGCACCGTCTTGGTGCGCTGCACCGGGGCCGCCTCATCGGCCAGCGACAGCCCAAAGAATCGGTGCGGAATCGGGTTGGGCGTCCAATGGCTATAGATGTGCTCATCAACCTCCTCGCATTCGAGGAGGCAATCGCCCAGCCGATAGCAGCGGATCAGCTCCGCAATGCCGTCGCCGTCCATGTCATGCCGGATATACTCCCGCATGATCTCGACCTCATCGGCCTCGCCCGCCTGGCCGTCGCGCATCGCGCCCGCGTCCCAGCCCTCCAGGTCGCGGAAACGCTCAGCCCGGCGCTCGTCGGTGTTGAACCCGCCCGTGTCGCCCTGGTGGGCGTCGATCTCGTCGGCGTACTCAGGCCACTTTTTCTTGGCCTCGCCCCGCATCATCCGCACGATGTCGCCGGCATAGCGCGCCGATTCCAAGTCAACCGTGCGCGCCGCTATGCGGAAATCCTCAGGCGCAATGCAGAATACTTCGGGGAAAGCATCCCGCGTGCGCTGCCTGATCTTCAGATCGAAGAACAGCCCGTCAGGGTGCGCCTCGTCTGGCATGTCCTGGCGGACTTCCTGCTCAACGATCTCGGTGCGGCCGTCGTGGAAGAGCTGCTGCACCTGCATCGAGTTGAGGCCGCTGACCTCCTGCGCCGGGCTGTATTCAGCCTCATGCCATTCGCAGCCCATCACCCCGACGCGCTGCAACAGCCCGTCGAAGATGAACGCATCAAGCTCGCGCTCGCCCTGGTTGTCACACAAGAACGTGTGGTTAACGAGATCGGTGGCTTCCTGGGCGTACTGATCGGCCTCAGCCGTCACGCCCTCAAACTCGAATACCTTGTCGCCCGCCGTGAACGTGCGCCGCAGGTCGGGGCGAAGCCACTGAATGACCTCATAGACCTCGCGCGTCGTAACCCGTGAGCGGCCCTCAACCTCGTCGCCGTACTCGTCGCCATAGTAGCGGCGCAGCGCATCGATCTGGGCTTCCTGAAGCTCGCTCTTGAGGTAGGACGCAGCCCATTGCTCCTCGGCCTTGAGCGCGAGCAGTAGTTCGGACTTCTTATCGTCCGAGCGGTCGTAGGCCATGCGCCTAGGCTATCGTCCCGATGGAGGGATAAAGCGGGCGATCGCTGGCCCGGAACTCCGGGGCCTTGTAGTCGATGCACATCAGCCCGAAGGCGTCCGCGCCGTGGCTTGACCAGTCATGCTCAGGGCCTAGGCCCACGTTCCGCTCCTCGTGTCTCTTCTCGTGATAGTGCCCCAAGGCGCGAATGCCGGGGCGCGTCTTGTCTTCGTCGAAGTGAATGCGCGGGAACAGCCGCCTCGCGGCGTCAATCCGCTGCATCGCGGCGCCCGGCCCCTGGTTGCGGACCACCCGCGTCTGAAAGCCCGCCGATCTGGCTTGGCTCTCATAGCTCATGCTGACCGGGTTATCCGGGTGAATGCTCGCCCCATCGTGAGGCAGAACGCACAGACATCCGTCATAGCCGTTGGACCGCAGCCAGTTGAAGTAATAGCCCGGCGCTTGGCCAACGCCCTCGCAATAGTCGATGACATTGATCCGCTCGCCCACGAACTGAGCCACCCAGATCGCCGTCGCATCGTTGCGGCCCAAGTCCCAGTAAGCCCGAACCTGGAAGTTCGGATCAAACGTGAGCGGCAGAATCCGCCCCTGCTCCCGGCACGCCCGCAGATGGTGTGCGAAGTAGGCGCCTTCGACCGCCCGCGCGTATTCCCCGCCCCAGACATGCTCAGCCTTGTCCGGGTCGGTGGCGTAGTCATGCTCCATCTGAGCGCGCAGCACGCGCGGGAAGCGATCGCCCAAGTCCTCCCAGCCCACGCGCCGCACAATCGACCGGGGCGGCGGGCCGTTCGGCCCCCTGAACATCTGGTCAACCGGATCGTGCTCGTATTCCGGGTTCCAGGTCCAAATGAACCGGCTGTCCTCCCGGCGCACCGTGGGGATCAGGATCGTAATGCTCTGCCGGCTGGCCCGGTTGGCCTCCTCAACCCACAGGTCGGTGTAGCCTTCCAGCGACTTGATGCCCGCCGGATTGCGCCACAGCCCCAGGAACGTGAACATCGTGTTGTTGCGCAGGCCGTAGATGCGGTCCTGCGTGCTCTCGTAATAGTCCCCAAGCCCCAGCCGCTCGATGCTGTCGTCCAACAGCAGCTTCACCGACTCGTTGATGTTCTTCTGAATCTCGCGGCAGCCGGCTATACGGCGCTCACCCTCGGCGCCCGCCAGCAGCAGATGCTCGGCCACAGTCCAGGACTTGCCCCCGCCCCGGCCGCCATAGAACGCATAGTGACGCGCCGGCTCCCACAACAGCCGCCCATAGTCGGGCAGCCATATGTCAGGCTCAGCCCGGCTTGCCAGAGCCGCCGAAGAAGCCAATGGTCAGAGCCTGTTTAATCGCTGGCATGCTGTCATCGCCCGCCACCGGCTGGGTCGCCTTGCCGTAGCCTCGATCCAGGATTTCCCGCGCTGCGGCGATTTTGGCCGCATCGCTGTCAGCTTCCCTGAATAGCCGTACAAGCCCTTCGACAACCTCAGGCCCATGAGCCCGCGCCAGCTCTTTGATGTCCCTGGTGGCCTTGTTAAGCGCACCCTTGGGCCTTCCCTTGCCTCTATTTCCGCTCATTCCCTATCTGCCCGTATTTTAAGGCGCATCCCCTGGCTCACGCGCGGCGCGCTCGTACTCTAGGTTACTTTCAGGAACCTGCAACGTGGGCGGGTTGGGGTAGTTCACCCGCTGCGTGGCTGTGTTGAAGACAACCACCTGCTTCATGACCGCCCAGGTGGCGAAGGCCAGCCCTATGGCGCAGAGCATGCCGGCGACGAGGCCCTGCAGCATGCCGTCCCTGTGGGCGGCGCGCGAGACGATCTTGGCGGATCGGGACAGCTCGGCCTCCTGGGCCTGCTTCATGCCCTCGATCGCGCCCGCGTGGCGTATGGCCGTTTCCTTGGCCAAAGCCTCCTGGTCTGCCCGCTCGCGGAGGCGACCCTCTGTGATGCCCTTGGAGACGTAGGCTTTCGCGCTCTTATCGGACAGGCCCTCAGGGACCTCGGCCACCTTGAAGCGGGTCACGTCACCCATGGGCCTACTTCAGCGCCTGCCATGTGAGCCAGCCCGCCACGATCAGCGTTCCGGCCATGATGAGCCAGATCATAGCCAGCCCGCCATTCCGGCCAAGAGCACCAGCATAAGCACCCCGAAGGCTGCGGCGATGATCTTGCCGATCACAGCAGGAAGCCGCCCAGAAAAGCCGCGCCCAGCGCGACCACCAGCAGGCCGACCCACTGCGTCGGGGTTATGGGAAGGAAGTCTTTCCAGTTCATCGGGTTGCCTCCTCAAAGGCCTGCGTCACGCGCTCGGCCCCGTTGGCCAGGGCTTGCGCCTGGAAGTCGGCGGGCTCTGAGAACACGGAATTGAAGGCCTGAGGGCTGTCCGCCAGATCGTCGCCCGTCTTACGGACAAGGGCGGCGATGTGGTCGGCCAGCGCCTCTCGCTCAGCCTCAAGCTCAAGGCAGATGCACGTCGCCTTTTCGTGCGCCTCAGCGGCGATGTCCGCAATGCGGAGCTTTGCGGCGTGGTCGGCGGCGCAATCCGCCTCATGGGCGCGCGCGGCCTTGATGGCGCCGCTGAGGTCCTTAGCTCGTTCGACGGCTTGGGAAAAGGTCAGGTTCACTTGGAACGCCCCTGCTTCATGGCCTGCGCGACGCCAGCGATCGGGGCCTTCTTGGCCGCCTTCTTCGCCTTGCGGACGGTCTTTTTCGCTTTCTTGGCCATGTGTCGCTCCTGTGGTTAGGGTGGCATCAGCGGCCCGCCCAGGTCCGCAGCGCCTGCGTTCGTTTGGGGTCGTCCGCAGGCAGAGGCGGGCCGCTGATAGGGTTCTGGCGACCCGGATCGGTCGGGCGCTCTGGGGGAGAGTTTTAGGGGTTACTGAAACCCCGCCGCCCGAGTCGCCAGAATGCGAAGCGCGCCGCAGGCCGGGAAGCCTGGGCGCGCGTTTAGCAGCTTTGCATAAGTGGCCAGTGTTCGTGCCATGTGTCAACCCGCAGGCTCAAGCCGTTTAATGGACACCGTTTGTGTACGCGGCAACAAGGACTCAAGCGCACTAGCCACGCGATTGAGACTCATCATCCGATCATAGTCCACCGCCCATGGCCCCGTCAGCGCTCTTTGGGCCTCAGATTTCAGCGCGGCGACGGCCGTCTCAATGTCGCCAACAGTTGGCTGTCCGTAATTGCTCATCTCGTTCCCTTTCGCGCAACAATCAAAAACCTCATGCCGCCCTCCAGCTCGCAACGCCCCGGTCGCAGTCAGCGTAATATTCGGCCATGCCGATCAGCACATGATGCACGATGCGCTTGGCCGGGCGGATGTTGGGGATCGGATCGCGGCCCGCGCCCATGCTGCGGAAAAAGCTTAGACCCGAAGCCACGTCCTGCAAGGTGTAAAGCTGGACGAGCCATTCCGCCACGTTCGGCGCGCTGGTGATCTTGCAGCGTTTGGAAACGCCCTGCCGCAGCCCGTAGAGCGCGTGGCCCGCGTCCATCTGCTTGGCTAGCCCCGCGTCGCTCCAGGCCATGTCAACACGGTCATAGTTCGCCTTGGCGCCGGGAAAGAACAGGATGCATTCGCGCACGGCGCGCTGTGCTGCCGCGTACTCCTCCTCGGTTAGCTCCGGCTTCATCGCTTCGGCCGCCCAGATGCGGCGCGGCTGGCGCTTGGCCTCGCCGTTGTAGCGCGCGGCCAGCTCGGCCTGGTCCTGCGCGGCAATGCGCTTGAGTAACGCTGTGGTCATGCCGATTGCTCCCGTAGCGCGTAAAGCGGGCGAATGCCCTTGTTCCATCGCCACAAACGAACCTTGATGCAGTTCGCGCTCAGCCCGGTGCGCTCAGCCATGGCGCCCACCAGCGCTTCACCCTTGAGCCCGTGCGCCTTGAGCTTCGCTTGCAGCGACAGCAGCGTCTCGATCGGCACGCGCGGCGGACGGCCAGCGGCGCGCTGCCACGCCTTCAACCGGGGAACGTCGACGCCCTTCTTGCGGGCGTTGTGGAACAGGACCGACAGGTGCTTGCGGTCAATGTCCATCTCGTCGCAAATCTCATCCCGCGTCGCTCCGTTGCGGAACATCTCGACCGCCTTGTTTTCCTGCGGCGCAAGGCGGGCGTCGTAAAAGCGCTCGTGCCTCATCGCGTCCGCCCCTTGAATGGCGCTCCCCTGGTGGCGAGCGCGGCCAGCGCATCGTCCACATCGCGGCACACGATCACCGGCACGCCCAGGCCGGCGAGCTTGGGGAACATGCCCGCCTGCGCCTCGTTGAAACGCGGCTTGGCCTTCGACCGCGCGCCGCGCTTGCCTATCACGGGCGGGGCCTTGCATTCGAGGCCGATCAGCGTCGGGCCAGGTCCGAGCACGAACAGGTCGGGCAAGCCCGCGCGCTGGCCCATGGCGTTCAGGATCGCCTGCTCCCACGGCTTGCGCGTGCCCCGCTGCGCCGTGTTGGCCCAGAACAGCCACGGCGACTCAAGCCGCAAGCGCAAGTGCTGAACGATGGCGCGTTGCAGCTTCTCCTCAGGTCTGCGCACGGCGCCCCTCCATCTCGATTTGCTTGGCCGCGAACTCGAAATGCTCAGCCATGCCCTCGGGTCCGATGTTGCGCGTCGAGTGCGCCGCGAAGCGCAGGAACTCCGCGAAGATGTCGGGGCCGAGCGTAGCGACGCCGTGTGCCTTGAGCTTCGCCCAATGCGGATTGACGCTGACGTTCATGCCGCGCCTCCCGTTTGCAGAGCAGCCTGCTCGCGAATGTCTTCAAGCGCGCGCTCGTTGGTGGCGTAGAAATCCGGA